GAAAGGAATCCCCGTAAGCGTCTGGTCCAACTGCCAGAACAAGCCCGACGACGGTGGCAATGGTCTGTCTCTCGACATACTCATCAGCCAAATGAATACCGCCCCGTGTCTTACCTATGCCGCGATAGGGAAGAACAAGGATGCGCCATCCTGTAGGTTTTGGTAATCGGTCGAATACACTGGAGGGGATCTTGGTTGGATCTAAGTACCGATCTTCCAAGGCCACATAGGCTTCTTCCAGTGCGGATTTTGGGGCCTCTACATTCTGAGGCTGGGCCTTCATAGCTTCTGCAACGTGAGTTGGCAGTATTAAACTACTCATCCTTGTCTTCCTGTTTAAGCAGAGAGCGTATTACGTATTCGGCTTCCGCCCAGACTTCGTACTTTGCACGAAGCTGCTTGTATGCCACGAAATCAGGAACCGCGCCCTCTGTGATCGCTTCCCTGATAACCTCTTTTCTGTCAGCAAAGAACAGACTATCCACATGATCTCCTTATCCAATCGGTGTTGAGTTATGGATCATTGCATCCTTCTTCTGGCTACCTGCGGAGGAGCCAAAGAAGAACGCCATAATTCCGGTCCAAGCCGCGCTTAACGTACCAAACATCATCAAAAGCACGTCGCCGCCTTTTTCTGGCAGACCGTAAACCAGAATGTACAGCAATATCCCAAAAAAACCGAACGTCACCCCGATGGCAAGCACCCGTGGGAGCCAGTCCTTTGTTTCCTTCTGCATGTCACGGGCTGATTTCCTGTCATCAACAGCAATTCTCTCCAGATCAATGTCAAGACTTCTCATCTGGACCTTAAAGTCCGCATCCACCTTCTTTACAGCGGCAAGCTGTTCAGGTGTTGCCGTAGATAGGGCTGTTGCAATGTCACTGTCATTACCGTCGGGATGACCAAGAAGAACCTCTGACAGGGCTTTGACAGCAACGCCAGCAAGGGGTCCGCCCAAGGCTGTTGCCAGAGTTGGCGCGACAGACCCGATCAAAGGGCCGAATGTTTTAAGAAGATCCATTTTTATCTCCAGTAGATTTAGAACCTAACATGATTCCTGACAGAGTTCCTGTCAGGAACGTAGCGATTGGAGCAATCAACTTGAAAAACTCCTGATCATTCGGTGCCTGTCCATCTATCGGTTGGACTACAAATATTAAACTATATAAGACAGCAAAGACAGTTCCTGTCAGTGTAAGACATAGGGATATCCCAATGATAAACTGCAAAAGAGCGTGTAGTTCGTCCTCTTTAATTCTCATCGTGCCACGGCTCCGCAAGGGTTTTGTTTTAGGGTGTCTGCGGAACAGGTTCCGGAAGCGGTGCAGATAGGGGGATTGCACTCAGCCGCGTCCCAGTTCTTAGGATCTTGGCACGGATACCTGTACCGATCCTCGCATCCTGTCAGAACAATCATCATGGCTACCAGAAAGTATTTCATTTGTGCGTGAACACGACCATTCCGATGCCAACGCATACGGAGAACAGAATAACAGCAGCAATGAGCCAAAGACCCATGATCAGATCTTTCCGGTTTTCCTCGGCCTCACGCTGCGCGGCTGCGGCTTCGCGGGATGCCTGTTTACGCATCTCAGTCACCTCTTTTTGGATAGACGCCCATGCTGCAACTCCGTATGCGCCTACAAATAAGTTGCGGGTATCCAACTGAAGTTTTTGAGCCTTTTGCTTCAGTGTGTACAGCTTAATCGCCTCGGCTTCATACTCGCCCTGCGACTGAAACAGACGCTTCTTCCTATTTCCGGACGTGAGTTGCGTAATCTGAGCAACCCTAGCGAAAAGATTACCTACCTTTTCAGCAACGTCCAGCATCTCATGACCAGAGTCCACGGCACCTTTAATGCCGTTGTACAACGCCGTGGCTCCAGCAATGAGAGTAAAAGGGTCCACATTAACTCACTGTGTACTTCTGAGGGCGGAGCATTGCACCAAAGCCACGGGCAGTCTGTTTACCCTTCGGTGCTGGCGGAACTCCGACGGCAGAACCGTTCTTCAAAGGGATTGTCCCTTGATTAACGATTGACTGCGATGTCTCAATGGATGGTGTCTTAGTGGCAGCGCGTGGAATTGGATAGTTCATGGTAGTCTCCTTGTTAACCTAATCATTAAGATGGGGTGGCATAGGCTGCTCCGGGAATGCCCGGAAGAGGCCGTACAGGTGATGCAGCGTATAACGCTCCGGGAATGCCCGGAAGAGGCTGTACTGGTGGTGCGGTAGGTAGAGCAGTTGGGGCATATGCCGGTCCAAGGTTTGCAAAATCAATCGGCGGTCTTGGTGCAAAAGGCTTTGAGAAATCAAACCCCGCAGTGGCTACCGTTGGCGTTCCAGTATACTTCTGTGCCGGTGCAAAGGTAGGGACGGTTGGCATAGTTGGTACCACAGGTGTCGTTGGTACCACAGGTGTCGTTGGTACCACAGGTGTCGTTGGCGTGGTGGGAGGTTTTGGCGTTGAAGGTACGTCAGTTCCGCCGGAATCAGATTTCGTAGGGACAACGGGATCAGATTTCGTAGGGACAAATGGGTCTGTTACTATGGGTTGCATTGCAGTGCTTGTTCCGCCTGTTGGAATACCCAAGAGGGACGCAATGCCTTGCCCAACAGTCGAAATACTTCCGCCTAAAGTAGATAAGGCTTCTCCCGCAATATCCCCTAAATCCTTAACGTAATAATCAACCTCCGGCCCATTCCCATAGTCCACAATCCGGCTTTGGACCTTAGAAAGATCTCCGTTAGCATATAGATTGGCATATTCTTGCTTTGTTAAACCCGCTAAAAGATTTTGATCTTCAAGGTTTTGTATTTGAGGGGTGCTGTCAAACAACGATAATAGGTCATCAACAAAAGATTTTTCCACCGCAGGAGGAGTGTCGGGAGTGTTGTAAATGTAGTCGTAGTTAGGTGCCGTCGGTAGTACGGGAGAAGAAGGGGAAGTTTCGGGAGTGTTGTAAATGTAGTCGTAGTTAGGTGCCGTCGGTAGTACGGGAGAAGAAGGGGAAGTTTCGGGAGTGTTGTAAATGTAGTCGTAGTTAGGTGCCGTCGGTAGTACGGGAGAAGAAGGGGCAGGGGTGTAAGTGTCGGGGCGAGTGCCGTAAAAATAATCAAAATTAGAACCATCATCTGCATATTGCGTTGAAGGTGTCGTCAAGACATTGGACATATAGTTTCCGCTGCCACCTGCAACTAGTGCGGGATCGGCGGGAATTATAAGACGTTCCGCTTCTCCTGAATCAACAGTATAATCGGTACTTGTACCAGTATTACCTTCGGCATATTGAACCGGTTTAACGGGAGTGCCGTAAAAATAATTGGAATCAGAGCCAGCATCTGCACTTTGAGTTGATGGTGCCGTCGAAACGCCGGACATATAGTTTCCGCTGCCACCTGCAACTTGTGCGGGAGTGGTGCTAGTAAGATTAGCAATATCAAACGAGGTGGTCCCACCCATCTTTAGGTCGGCCCACTTCAAAACATCCGCAGCAGTTTTTTCACCACCTAAAACAGTTGGGTTTGCTGTGGCAGCCCCTCCTCCCGCTACAACAGACGCAGGGGTATCTGCGGCAGCGTTTAACATGTTTATAGCACCGCCAAGCCCAAGAAAATGAGACAGGTACAAGGTGCCTTCGTTTACAGGAAATCCCGCATTTGTAAGACCTTCAGAATTTTCGCGGACGTAGTTTTTTGTCATCTCAACAGAAAGCGCAGGATCTGTTTTAAGAGAAAGAACCTCTGCCTCAGTTCGTCCTGTTAACAAGTCAGGACGATATTTTCTAATCATACCCATCCATGTTTTATCAATAAACTGACCAAGGCCCTCCGCTGAAGAAGTAGGGTTCTGAGCGTTAGGATCTCCGCCAGACTCAACAGTAATAATTTTACCCGCGACCCTATCTACCATGGCCTCCGTGGTAACTTTTTTAGCTGCATTCAACCTTGCTTGTTGTTGCGCAGACTCTCTGTCAGCAGCCTCCTGCGCTACTCTTGCAGTTTCTTGGGCAGCAGCCTCCTGCGCTACTCTTGCAGTTTCTTGGGCAGCAGCCTCGGCGCGAGCCTGTTGTTGCTCCTGTTCACGTTTAACCGCAGCGGCAGATTCTGCTGCTTCTCTAACGCGACGTTCTTCCGCCGCCTTGGTGACGGCAGCTTCTCTGGCAAGTTGATCATCCGCTTCTTTTCTAGCCGCAGCCTCCCTGACACTCTTATCAATCGCCTCCTGAGTTGCTTTAGCTTTAGCATCGTCTGCTGCTTTTTGAACAGCAGCTTCAGCTTCTTTTCTAGCAGTCTCTGCTGCTGCTGCTTCTCTAACACGACGTTCTTCCGCCGCCTTAGCAACGGCAGCTTCTCTGGCAAGTTGGTCATCCGCTTCTTTTTTAGCCGCAGCCTCTCTGGCTTTCTTATCAAATTCAGCCTGAGTTGCTTTAGCTTTAGCATCGTCTGCTGTTTTTTGCTTCTCGGCTGCTTCTTTGGCTGCTTTGGCTGCTTTTTGGGCTGCTTTTTCGGCTTTCGCATCAATTTCAGCCTGAATATTCTTTTGGGAAGCGGAAAGGCCGGAGTTACCGCCGCCAGTGTTGCCTCCGCCCGGATTCGGACGAGCATCTGTAACACCAGAGCCACGGCCTTGCCCCTGCCATCCGCCTGAGTTACTACTGCCGGAACTACCGCTGGGAGGACCGCTGTAACTGCCGGAACTACCGCCACCGTAATTACCACTCGCCCCTGAACCAAATCCCCCGAATCCGGGTTCAAAACTCATTAGCCCCGTGTTCGGATTAATTTTGCCACTGCCGCCCATACGCTTTAACAGGGCAGCTTCTTTTGGGTTAATGTGGGCTAATATGGTGTCGCCATTACGCCCCATACTCTGCAACTTCTGAGCGGTAGACTGTACACTGCCGCCGTTAGCATATTTACGACCTACGTACTTATTTATCGGCATCAGCGTAACCCCTTACTGTCTAGCGCGTTCAAGTGAGACATTTGCACGTAACTGTGCCACATCTTCCATGGATTGCAATCTTTCGCGGTCCAAAGCGTCCTTCTTTGCCAGCTTCTGCTGGTCAAACTGTAGACGCGCCTGACTTTCCTGACCCTTCTGCTGCAATTCCTGACCCTTAAGCTGCAAGTTCTGCTGCTGGATTTCAATCAATGGGTCTACGCCCTGTGGTGGTGGCGGAACAAGCTGTTGCAACAACTGACCCATCAACTGCGATTCTTCCTTCGCAATCTCCGCAGCCATCTGGACAGGGTCAAGGTTAGGCATATTCATGCCCATTTCCTGCTGCATTTTCAACACAACCATCTGTTGCGACGCCAAAGAAGCATGTTCCAAGATGTGTGACAGCAAAACGCCGTACACAGCAGGGGATGTTTGCATGATTGGCATCTGAATGAAGGCAATATGGGTCTTCATATGCTCAATATGGTCCTGATCAGGGAACGCCTTCAAAGGATTGCCGCCAGATGGGATCACCAACGACCGAGCATTCTCCAAAAGAGCGTCTTCAGGCTGTGGCGGAGGGGGAGGAGGTAGTACAA